ATATGGAGCCGGGTTCATATAGCCAGTTGCCGGAAGGCCACGACTTTAAGATGATCGACCCGACACACCCGACCACGGCGTTTGCTGACTTTGAAGCAGCCGTTCTCCGGGGGATCGCATCAGGTCTTAACATCTCATACACAAGCTTGGCCAATGATCTGACCGGTGTCTCTTATTCCTCGATCCGTCAGGGAACGATCGAGGAGCGCGACAACTACAAGATGATGCAATCGTTCTTGATCGAGCATTTCTGTGAGCCGGTCTTCAATGCTTGGCTGGACAGTGCGTTGGACTTCGGTGCGATGAACATTCCGGCTACACCAGAGAAGTTCAACAAGTTCGCAAGCAACATCCATTTCCGTGGACGCGGCTTCGCTTGGGTTGACCCGATGAAGGAAATCAACGCCGCTGTAACTGCTATCAATAATGGCCTCATCAGTATGAATGATGTTGCTGCCAATTATGGGCGCGATGTTGAAGAGCTGTTCTCACAAATCCAAAGCGACAAAGAGATGGCCGAGCGTTATGGCCTGAAGATGGCCTTTGAACCGTTTGGCACCAAGCAACCGGTCGAAGCTGATGTTGCAGGAGACGATGATGGCGAGCTATAAGCCAACTGAGGGGATGGTCGAAGAGGCCATTCGTGGCCTTGACTGGCGCAGTGAGTTCGGCCGAGGCGGAACAGAGGTTGGCATTGCTCGTGCGCGCGACATCAAGAATGGGAAGCGATTGTCCGAAGATACCGTCAAGCGTATGCATTCGTTTTTCTCCCGTCACGAAGTTGACAAGGAGGCGGAAGGTTTTCGCCCCGGTGAAGAAGGTTACCCGTCGAATGGTCGTATTGCTTGGGCGTTGTGGGGTGGAGATGCCGGTCAACGCTGGGCGCGTGGACTGTCTGAAATGCTGGCAAAAGAAGATCGCGCGGAAGACGTAAGCGATACAGTTCGCACTGCATTGGCAAAGAAAGCCGCTGACCATAATGAGAAGGTCGGTGACGCCGCATCCAAGAAGACCAGCACCCGGACACTGGTCGCTGTGTTCCGTCGTGGTGTCGGTGCGTATAAGACCAATCCGGGCAGCGTCCGCCCAACTGTTAAATCTGCTGACCAGTGGGCGTATGCTCGCGTAAACAGCTTTTTATACGTCCTCCGCAACGGAAAATTCCGTTCTGGAAAACACGACACGGATTTGTTACCATCAGGGCATCCGATGTCGAGCAAAGAACGTTCTGATACCGATATTAATACTATAGGAAGTGATATTATGACTGACCTGAGAGAAACTGACGAGATGGTTGAAGAAATCATCGAGGTGAACGAGACGGAAGAGCGTCACGTTGTTTCCGTGGAAGAGACCGACGAAACCGTCACTGTCGTTTACGCAAAAGATGCCCACGAGGACGAACAAGAAGTTGAAACCGAGACTGAAGAAGTAGTCGAGGAAGAAGCTGACCGCGCCGCTCCTGTTGAATTGAGCCATCGTGCTGCCGATATGAAGACCGGCGCAATCGATGAAGAAACCCGCCGAGTAAAGATTGCTGTTTCCAGTGAGACACCTGTTGAACGCAACTTCGGCAAAGAAATTCTCGACCACACCGAAAAGAGTGTTGACCTGTCGTTTGCGAAGTCTGGGCGTATGCCGCTCTTGCTCGACCACGACCCAAAACAAACTATCGGCGTTGTTGAGGATGTTACTCTCGATAGTTCGTCCCGCGTGTTGCGGGCAACAGTTCGGTTTGGTAAAAACGGAATGGCTAAAGAGATGTTTGATGATGTAACGGACGGCATTCGTTCAAACATCAGTGTTGGCTATCAAGTCAACAAAATGCAAAAAGAGGGCGCGGATAGCTACCGTGTCAATTCTTGGCGCGTAATGGAGGTGTCCTTGGTGTCTATCCCGGCAGACGAAAATGTTGGGATTGGACGGTCTAAAGATATCGCCACCGAAACCAAAATGGAAACTATCGAAGTTAAGGAGACAGAAATGTCAGAAATCGATAAAGACGTTGTTGCCGCAGAAGCTCGTTCTGCTCGTGACAAAGAAGTCGCCGCAATCATCGAATTGGGCGCAAAGCATCAGCGTAGCGATCTTGCTGCAAAAGCTGTTGCCGACCACAAAGACCTGAGTGAGTTCCGTGGTGAACTGCTGGACGTGATTGGTGACAAGCCGCTGGAAACCAACGAAGTTGGCCTGACGAAAAAAGAAGTTCGTGAGTTCTCTGTAATGCGCGCTATCCGTGCAATGGCGAACCCGGGCGACCGTCAAGCCCAGGAAGAAGCATCCTTCGAGCGTGAAGTATCGGAAGCCGCCCAGCGCGCCACCGGTCGTTCTGCCCGTGGCATTATGCTTCCGACCGAAGTTCTGCGCTCGTGGGCGCAGCGTGACATCAACACCTCGGATGACAGCGGCTTGATTGCCGAAGACTTCCGCGGCGGTGATTTCATCGACGTGCTTCGCAACGCTTCCAGCGTAATGGCTGCTGGCGCGACGATGCTGAACGGCCTGCAAGGTTCTGTTGCTATCCCGAAAAAATCAGCCGCTTCGTCTGCTGGTTGGATTGCAACTGAAGGCGGCGCATCTGCTGAGAGCGAGCCGACATTCGGTCAGGTGACAATGTCGCCGAAAGTGGTTGGTGCTAATACGCAAATCACTCGCCTGATGATGCAGCAGTCTTCGCTGGACATCGAAAACCTCATCCGTAACGACCTTGCCCAAGGCATTGCTCTGGCCATCGACGCCGGTGCATTGGCTGGCTCTGGTGCTTCGGGTCAACCGACAGGCATCAAAAACACATCGGGCATCAATGCTCCGACTGATTTTGCTGCTGCCAATCCGACCTTCGCAGAAGTTGTTGCAATGGAAACTGCCGTTGCCGAAGACAATGCTCTGCTGGGCAATCTGGCATACATCCTCCCGGCTTCTATGTATGGTGCGCTGAAAACCACCACCAAAGATAGCGGTTCGGGCCAGTTTGTTGTCGGCCCTGACGGCCAAATCAACGGCTACAACGCTGTAGTATCGAACCAAGTCACTGCCGGTGACCTGTATTTCGGTAACTTCGCCGACTGCCTGATTGGAATGTACGGTGGATTAGACATCGTTGCAGATCCGTACAGCAACAGCACAAGCGGCACGGTTTCTGTAACCGCTCTGCAAACTGTTGACGTTGCTGTCCGTCACGCTGTCAGCTTTGCTGTCAACAACGACGGTGCGTAAGCAATAAAGTGATGGGGAGGGGCTTCGGCCTCTCCCCTGACCTTTGATTTATTATGTAGGTGGAAAAATGTATTATCTCATTCTCAAGAACACAGTAGTTGCCGGTCAGCGCGTAAACGCCGGAGACGTTATCGAAATCGCAGCAGACGAAGCGACAGCACTGTTGAATATGGGCCGCGTTGAGCAGACTGAAGCTCCGCAGCCGAAGAAACCCAAAGCTGCTAAGAAATCAATCAACCGGGCTGTGACCGATTTCGACACTCCCGAAGCGGAGTAAGTTATGGCTGTCGAGACCGCCACTGAACTGGCAATCTTTTTCGATGCCGATGACTTTGGCGTGACGGCATCATACACCCCGGTCGGCGGCTCTGCCTCTAACGTCAAAGGCATCTTTGACACAGAGTTTTACGAAGCTGAAGCCGGTGGTTCTGTCGGCCTTGCGATCGAGCAGCCTCGCTTTATTTGCCGCACATCTGATGTGTCTAACGCTGCCGAAGACGATGCTATCGTCATCAATAGCACTAACTACACAATCAGAGTTGTGCAGAACGACGGAACCGGTGTTACCGTCTTGGTGTTAGAGGAAGACTGATGGCACACGTCCGAACCAACATTCGCAATAATGTCGCCACAACTCTTACCGGTCTTACCACGACCGGTAGTAACGTTTATGTTACCCGCCTGTTTCCACTGGCGGCCGCTAAGTTGCCCGGCTTGTGCGTTTACACGCGCAGCGAGACAATCCGAAACAGCACAATCAAGCCGCCAAGAACACAGGTTCGAAGCCTAGATGTTATTGTCGAGGCTTATGTCCGTGGCACTGGAACTGTCGATGATACGATCGATACGATCTCCGTTGAGGTTGAAGAAGCTTTGGGCACTGACCTGACCCGTGGCGGATATGCTAAAGACACCAACATCACCAGCTTTGAGGTTGAGTATGATGCCGAGGGTGAGCAGTCCATTGGCGTGGCCCGCTTCACTATCTCAGTTGATTATGCTACGTTAGAGAACGACATTGAAACTGCCGTTTAGGGTGATACTATGGCAAAGCGAATTACAGTTTACAAAGGCACTGATACGATGGAAGTCTGGGAAGACAAAGTCGATGGCCTTGTGAAGAAGGGTTGGTCTACTGATGTAGCCAAGCCAAAAGCCGCGGTGAAGGCTAAAACACCAAAACCTGAAGCAACCGAAACCAATGAGGCATAGTTATGGCAACACATACAGGTAGCGAAGGAACGGTAAAGATTGGCTCAGACACCTTGGGCGAAATCCGTTCTTACACAGTCGAAAGCACGTCGGAGACAATCGAAGACAGTTCAATGGGCGATACGGCCCGCACTTATAAAGCGGGTCTGACCACGTTCACAGCTTCTTTCGAGGTTTACTTCGATGAGACGGACACTGCACAAAACGCAGTAGACGCTGGCTCTTCAATCACTTTCTCGGTTTACCCGGAAGGTGACGCCGCTGGCGATACTTATTACACGGGTTCAGGCATTGTTACTGGCCGCACAATCAATGCATCTTTTGACGGTATGGTCGAGATGTCTTTGAGTGTTCAGGGTTCAGGCGCACTGACTGAAACAACCGTTTAATATATAAAAGACAAGAGGTGGCACTATGTCTAAATTGAGCGATCGTATTCGCGCGAACCGTGATGAGCGTGAACGTAACAGTATAGAAGTGGAGGAGTGGGGCGACGGCGACACTCCTCTGCAACTGTATTTCGGCCCGGTTACCGGCCGTGATATCGACAAGGTTCAGAGGAAGCATAAAGACTTCCTAACGAACCCCACTATGGCATCTATGGTTGATATGATTATCATTAAGGCCGAAGATGTAGAAGGTGAGAAGCTTTTCTCGATCGAAGATAAGCAAGTCTTACTAGGCGAGCCGATTTCTACTATCGGAAATGTCTTCGGTTCTGTCTTTAATGCCACTAGCATTGAGGAACAGGAAAAAAACTGAGGAGCGACCCTTTCAGGCTTAATCTGATTGCATTAGCTGAGAAGCTCGGCAAGACGATACACGAGATTGAACAAATCACGTTAAGCGAATATAATGAATGGGTCGCTTACTATGCAATCTTGAAGGACGCGGACAATGGCTGATCTTAATATTATTGTTTCCGCAGAAACGGCTGATGCCCGGCGTCAGTTGGCCCAGCTTCAAGCGCAAGTAAAAAACACCTCGGGTCAGTTCAGCAAGTCTACTGGCGTTCATAACCAATACGGCAAACAACTGGATAAGAACACCCGTGGCCTTTCTACATTCGCCAAATCTGGATTGCAGCAGACTGGTTATCAGCTTGGTGACTTTGCGGTTCAGTTGCAGGGCGGAACCAGCTTTATGCAGGCTTTCGGTCAGCAGGGTTCGCAGCTTCTGCAAATCTTCGGGCCATTCGGCGCGCTAGCCGGTGCTGCCGTCGCTATCGTCGGCGCGTTAGGCACGGCGTTTATGAAGTCACAGGAAATGGCCGGAGACTTCTCAGATGAGATTGAGGGCCTTAACACCCTGATCACGACGGCTAACGGCATCACCGGAACGGCCGAAGAGCGTTACGACCGCCTGCAAAAGAAATACGGCAAAGTAACTGAGACGGTTAAGAAGCTCGCTAACGCCGAGGCGGCGTTAATTAAAATTCGCTTGCAGCAAGCTATGATAAAAACTCGAGATGCTGTCGTTAATCTGGCATCTAGTTTTGGTGGCGTTAATAAGGAAATCGGCAAAAGCCGACCTAACTTTATAGGTTTTGACACTGAGGCCCTTACCCTTGCCAATCGCATCGTCCAGTTAGGCAGAGAGTTTGGAGTAACCTCTGACGGCGTGAAGATGCTCGGAACGGCGTTTGAGGAGTTTAAGGAAATCGATAACGCGACTGAAGCCACCGCAAAAGCTGCTGAAATACTGAAAATCCTGAAAGATGAAGCCGCCGGCCCCGCGACCGAGGAGGTTCTCAAGCTCAAGGAGGCCCTGGTTCAAATGGGCCTTTCTACCGCTGAGTTGGATCGCATACTTGAGACTATGGACAAGAACAAGGGCGTCATCGAGCAAAACACTCAGGCGGTTAGCATCTTGGGGGACACTTTGGGGGTAACGGCCAGAGAGAACGACGGCCTCGCCAAATCGATGGCTCAGTCTATGGGCGAGAGTTTCAAGGGTATTATAACAGGGACGCAAAGCGTGAGTGATGCCTTCAAGAATATGGCGGCGTCAATCGTAGACCAGCTTATGGATGTTCTGATCATTCAGCGGCTGGTCGGCGCGGTCGGCACAGGTGGATCTGGCGGAACGGGTCTCGCTGGCTTTCTTTCTGGCACTCGCGCGGCCGGTGGGCCGGTTACGGGCGGTCAGACATATTTGGTGGGCGAAAAGGGGCCGGAACTCTTTACCGCTGGATCGAGCGGACGCATTATCCCTAACAACCAGATGCAAGGCGGTGGCACAACTGTCGTGCAGAATATCAATATTTCCACTGGGGTATCTCAGACTGTTCGCGCTGAGATGGTTCAACTGATGCCGCAAATCGTCAACGCTGCCAAGTCTGGCGTGTTGGATGCGAAGAAGCGTGGCGGTTCTTATGGAGCAGCGTTCTAATGGCTATCTCATACCCACTCGCACTGCCGACCGTTAAAGGCATCCGCGCCATTCGCCTGACAGCGCGCAACTCGGTTGGCATTAGCACCAGCCCGTTCACATTCTCGCAGCAAGTTTACAAGCATCAAGGGCAGCGTTGGCAAGCCGAGGTGCAGTTGCCAGCGATGACCCGTGCAGAAGCCGAAGAATGGTTTTCGTTCTTGGTTAAGCTGAATGGTCAATATGGCACGTTCCTGCTTGGCGATCCGCACAGTGCGCCGCGTGGTTCTGCATCATCGACACCGGGGACACCTGTCGTCAATGGAGCGAGCCAAACCGGCAGCACACTTTCCATCGATGGTCTGCCGGTAAGTGCGACCGGTTACCTGAAGGCCGGTGATTACATCCAGCTTGGTTCTGGTTCGACCGCTACGCTGCATAAGGTTCTCAACGATGTTGACAGCGACGGTTCAGGCGAGGCGACATTAGATATCTGGCCTGACTTACGCAGCAGCCCGGCAGACGATGCCACTGTGGTCGTTAGCGATGCGGTTGGCTTGTTCCGTCTGGCTGCAAACGAAGTCGGCGTTGACATCAATGAAATCGAACACTTCGGCATCGTGTTTGCGGCTACTGAGGCACTGTAATGGCAAGAAGCGTAACATCAGCACTGAACACAGAACTGACCGCATCAGAGCTTGAACCGTTCTTTCTGATTGACCTAGGCTTTGATAGTGGTGCGCTTTATTTCTGGACAGGCATATCGACGCTGACTTGGAACAGCAACGACTATCTAGGCGGTGGCAACTTGATTGGCATTTCGTCGGTTACTGAGACAGCCGATATAAGAGCCGATGGTGTCAATCTTACGCTTAGTGGCTTTCCAGCATCTTTGCTGAGTATTGCCTTGTCGGAAACATACCAAGGTCGGTCGGTAAAAATCCGATTTGGTGCGATGTCGTCTGGTGCAGTTGTGGCTGACCCGTATCTTGTATTCGATGGTCGAATGGACGTTATGTCTATTGATGACGCTGGTGAAGGCTCAACAATTAGTCTGTCGGCAGAAAGCCGCTTGATTGACTTGGAGCGTCCGCGTGTTCGCAGATACACACCAGAAGACCAGAAGTCATTATTCCCGAATGATACTGGCTTGGATTATGTGCCAGTCATTCAAGATGTCGCAATTCACTGGGGTCGTCCGTCGGCGTCTTCTGGCTCTGGTTCTGCTGGTGTTGGTGGATATAGCTTCTATCCGGGTGGGTTTGGTCTTTAATGGTTTTTTACTATGGAACGAAAACAAGGCTGGGAAATAAACTTAGATGACGCGCTGCAACAAAAAGCCATTGAGCCGTATGTCTTAGGTGAAGCTGATTGCTTTACAGCTACGTCTGACATTGTATTCCAAATGACAGATACCGACATTATGGAGAAGTGGCGCGGCAAGTATAAGACATTCCTTGAAGCGGCAAGAACAATCAAGAGCGAAGACTATGATGGTGTTCCTGATTGGTTGGACGACGTAACACAGGGGCGCATATCGCCTAAGAAGGCGCAGCGTGGCGACATTGTGGCAAGACACATAAAAAGAACTGTGCCATCATTAGGCATCTGTGCGGGTAGTCAAGCATTACTATTCACACACGACGAAGGTGCTATATATGTGCCAATGGCGTTAATCGAAGAAGCGTGGCGGGTGTAATATGGGTGATAAGGTAGAAGATGTCCTTGTAGATGTATTCGTCACCGCAGCCGTGATGTATGTCACTGGCGGTATCGGCGGTGCAGGATGGGGCGCGGCAGCAGCGGGAACGGCACTTAAGACAGCCTCAGCCCTAACGGCTCTTTCTTATGCGTCGGGTGCTTATGATGCCCCAGACGCCAGCTTTGGTGCGGAAACTGCGGGTCGTCAATTCAATGTAAAATTACCTACGCAGCCGCGTCGCAACATCTATGGCGAAAACAAAGTTGGCGGCACAATCGTTTTCTTGGAGACATCTGACGACAATAAATATCTGCACCTCGTTTTGGCTTTGGCCGGTCACGAAATGGAGCGGATTGGCGAACCAGCGACAGGGTATTTTGATCCACACGATTTGCAGGGTATCTATCTAAACGACGCAGAACTTGCACTTGATGACGTTGGCAACGACGCCAATGGCGTTGCCAGATATGAGGCTGTAGATAAGTGGTCAATCTTTGGGCAAGAAATACTTGGCAACGCTTATTACGACGAAGAAAACAGCAATTCACTTGTCCGCATCAAGATACACGATGGCTCACAAACACAAGCTGATGCCGACTTGGTGGCTGAGACAAGCGCACCCAGCACGATGGTCTTGAACGGCATAGCTTACATTTATGCGCGGTTTGAATGGAACGCTGACGCTTTCCCGCAGGGGTCGCCTGCCATCACAGCCAAAGTGAGGGGCAAAAAGGTTTTTGACCCACGCGACAACAGCACAGCATACTCCACGAACCCAGCCCTAATCTTGCGCGACTATCTAACGTCTGACACAGGTTTGGGTGTGTCCATCACCGAAGATGACGAGATGGATGACACAAGTGTTCAAGCTGCGGCAAACATTTGCGATGAGACCGTGACGCTAGATAGCGGGACTTATCCCTACGCATCAAGTCAAACCCGATACACTTGCAACGGCACAATCGACACGGACAAAACGCCGTCAGCGACAATACCGCGTCTGCTGACTTCGATGGTTGGCGACTTAGTATATTCCAATGGCAAGTGGCGTATGTTCGCTGGTGCTTACAGAACGCCGACGATTACGTTAGACGAAGATGACTTGCGTGGCGCAATATCATTACAAACAAAGACCAGTCGGCGCGATAGCTTCAACACAGTGCGCGGCGTATATGTAGCACCGTCTGAGAATTACCAGCCGACAGATTACCCAGAGATTACAAACGCCACATATGTCACCGAAGACAATGGCGAGAGTGTGGTATCGGAACTGTCCTTGCCGTTCACGAATGACACTGTAATGGCACAGCGTCTTGCCAAGATACATTTGGAACGCTCGCGCCAACAGTTGATGCTGACATTTCCAGCGAAGCTGACTGCGTTTAAGTTGCAAGTCGGTGACACTGTAATGATTACCAATGAACGCTTTGGCTTTTCGTCGAAAGTGTTTGAGGTATTTGAGTGGACACTTGCTGTCGAGCAAACCGAAGGCGGCACGATTTATGGTGTTGATTTGGTTCTGCGTGAAACAGCGTCGTCTGTATTTACTTGGTCAAGCAATGAGCAAGTCGCTGTCGACCCTGCACCGAACACAACGCTGCCATCAGCGTTTGACATTGGCGGTGTTGGCATTTCAGTTGATGAGGAGCTGCGTATCGTCAACCAAAAGGCTGTCGCGGTTATCAGCGTAACTGTTACAGGTGGCGGCATATTCAAAGAGCAATATGAAGTGGAATATAAGAAAAGCACTGAAAGCACCTATCACAACTTAGGGCGCGGCACAGGCAACATATTTGACATCATCGACGTTGAAGACAATGTCACATATAACATCCGCGCTCGTGCCATCTCTGGCGTTGGCGTAAAGTCAGGCTTTACGAACATTAGCCATCAAGCAGTCGGTAAGACAGCACGACCCGCCAACGTCACTGGTTTGCGTATTAACGTAGTCGGCGCAGAAGCGCAT